CGGTGGCGCCATCCAAGAAGATCGACCCGCGAATACGGGTTTTAGACCGCGGCGTTCACAAGTTCCAATCGTGGGCTGGAATCCACTATTCGGCAAACAGTATTTGAGCTTCGCAGGGAATGATCGGAAGGAGGCAACAATGCGGACAACAATTGGGTTAATACTACTTGCTTGGGGGATTTCCCTGTTTACATGCGCCTTGCTAACACCCGGAGAGCAATTTTGGAAATCTTTTTCTATCGGAGCTCTTATCGGAGTCGGAGCTTCCCTGATAGGGGTTTTGCAAAATCGCAAGTAATTGAACGAAATCATAAAGTCTTTTTCAAAAAAGAAACAATCATGAGGGGAAAGAAAACAACGCAACAAAGGAGGGTCCGAAATGAAAGTCAGGATTAAATTAACGGAGGAAATGTTAGGGACAGCATCTCAAAACAAGGAAGTACATGAGGAATTTATCGCTTCCAAAAGTGCGGATGCGGCAAAGATCAAGGAAGAGCTTGGGGCATTGCCGTCTGATGACTTGATGGAAAAGGCCGTGACGGTATTTCATCGGGATGCCGATGGGATGCCGATAATCTTTGATTATCAGGTCAAGGGTTTTATAAAGGAAGCCGTCGGGGTGATGATTGAAATTGCCGACAAGGAAATCCGTGTCGGTAAAACGAAGTTGTCGAAGTGGACATTTAAGCGCATCGTGGACAATTTTGTGTTTGTGTCTCCACGCATAATTCGTTTGGGTGCTGTTGGTGCGATATGCACACGCCCGTTGCGGGCTGATACTATGAAGGGCGAGCGTGTGTCGTTGGCGTCCAGTGAGACAATGCCGGCAGGGACGGCATTTGAAGTTGAGATCAAGACGCTGACTCCAGCACTGGACGACTTGATGGTCAAGTGTCTGGATTACGGTGCATTGAAGGGATTAGGACAATGGCGGAACAGCGGCAAGGGCCGATTCACATGGGAGGAAGTAAAGTAGCGACGGCGAAGTTCGGCAAAGTCAGGCGTAGCAAAGGCAGAGCAGGGCCTCGCACGGCGTAGTTTTGCACGGCAAAGGCAATGGCATCGTACAGCAGGGCATTGCGAAGCAATGGCTATGCCCGGCATTGAGGCGCAGAGCAACGGCATGGTCAAGCAACGTGATGTCCAGTCCAGCAAAGGCAAAGCCGGGCGTCGAAGCGCACAGCAATGGCGTTGCGCAGCGTGGCGCCGCGCCGCAAAGGCAAAGTTCCGTTGCGCCCGGCACAGCGCTGTTACGCGACGCAAAGGCGAGGCAACGCCCAGTGCGGCATAGCAAAGGCAAAGCATGGCCAAGCATAGCAAAGGCTGTGAGCGGCTCGGTAGTGAGCAGCAAAGGCATCGCACAGCATGGCACCGCGCAGCAAGGGTTTAGCATGGCGCCGTGGCGCAAAGGCTGCGCTGGGTACGGAGGCGCACAGCAAAGGCAAAGCATAACGCCGCGTAGCAAAGGCACAGGGAAACAACCATGAGGGGAATTTCAATAGATGACCTGCCCGAACGATACCAGCAACAAGTCAGAGCCCAGCTTGCGGCTAATCCTGCCCGGAGTCCTGACACCAAGCCTAAACATAACGCACAAGCTACATTGGGCAACCAGAGCAAAGCTCCGGAAAGCATGGTCCATTCTGATCGCCCGTTGCTTGTACGGATTACTCGCTTCGGACGCGAAGGGGTCCTTGACACGGACAATCTCGCTGGCGGCTGCAAGGAGCTGCGCGATGCGATCGCTGACGCGTTCGGTCGAACGGGTGATTCTGCCAAAGAGGGGTTCACTTGGGAATACGAGCAAAAAAATAATGATTGAGGTATGGGAATTATGAAGCGTTTTTTTATACACTACTTCGGACTAATTGCTGGGAAACGCTTCCGAATTTGGTATTACCGGACACACAATAATATTTGGTTGTGGGGGTTGATACGATTTTTTGAAGAGGCAGACCCCTTCATAATGCCCCCGCCTTTTGATGATCCTATTAGTAAATATATGGAAGATTTTTTCAAACAAGTGTTTAAAAAATAAGGAGGAAATCATGGATAAAGTAAAAATCGTATCGTTTGACATCGAGAATGTGAAGCGCGTCCAAGCCGTCCGGGTAACTCCGACCGAGACCGGGCTGACCACTATCGGTGGCGACAACCGGCAAGGGAAAACATCGTGCTTGGATGCCATCATGTCAGCATTGGGTGGCGAGAAGTATTCGCCTAACGACCCTATTCGGGATGGTTCCAAGAAGGCGCAAGTGGTTGTAAAGTTATCGAACGGCATTACGGTGACTCGCTTATTCACCGACAAGGGGACATACCTCAAGATTGACGCCCCCCACAGCAGTAAGTCCGGCCAAGGGCTGCTCAATGAGTTTATTAATTCATTCGCCTTGAACCTGTCCTCGTTCCTGACAGCCACCGACAAGAGCAGGGCGGATATAGTGCTTAACATCATCGGCGTGGATCTGACGCCTTTTGACGAGAAGAGCGCCAAGCTCGAAGCCGACCGGCTGGCTGTTGGCCGGCTGGAAGTCAAAGCCAAGGGCCATGCCGAATCCATGCCCTACGACGAACCAGCAGGAACCACTCTACTCACCCCGACCGACATCATGGCGGAACTTGAGCGCATGGTAAACGCCAATGCCAAGAACAGGGAATGCCGCGACAAGGCCGAGCAATTCATGGAAAAGGCTGATGCGATACGGTCCGTTATTGCTTCGCGTGAAAAGAGGGTAGCTGAACTGCAAGAGGCGTTGCGGGAAGTGCAAGAGGAAGTAGTGCAAAAGAAAAGCGAAGTCGCAGCAATCGATACGGAAATAGAACTTGCGCACAAGGTGGTCGCCACCCTGCAGGACGAAGATACCACGGAACTCAAGACCAAACTGGCCGAGATAGACGCCCTGAATGCCCGGATTCGACAGAACCTTGAACGCGACAAGGCATTTGAGGACGTTGCCACCAATCATGAAGAATACCTGAATCTTCAACACCAGATCGAAGCCATCCGCGAGCAGAAGCAAGAGCTTCTTAATGGCGCTCACATGCCCCTGGAAGAGCTTTCGGTCGAGAACAGCATTCTTACCTATAAGGGCCACGCCTGGGACTGTATGAGCCACGCAGACCAACTTGTGGCCGCCACGGCTATTTGTCAGGCAATCAATCCTAACATGGGGTTTGTCCTGATAGACAAACTCGAATCCATGGACATCAAAACCCTGAACGAATTCGGTGCATGGTTGGAAAAGGAGGAATTGCAAGCCATTACCACGCGGGTCAGTAAAGGGTCAGAGAATTCGGTCATAATAGAGGACGGCTTGGTAGTAGGGCAAGTGCCGGAAATAGAAGCGGAAACAGTCAAGTTCGATTAACGCAAGCGGGGCGACTAACATGAAATCAATCGATCTAAAGGCAAAAGATATAATCAAGGCAATCGAAACAACTTGCCCGTCCGAAGAAATATTTAAAGGGAAAGATGGCAATATGTATTATAGGCAAACCATATTTTCCGAGAAGAAACGTAACGTGTCAGCAAACGCAAACAGAAAGGGAAAGTGATGAAGTTCACATCAGGTAAAATTCAGAAACCGCAACGTATCGTAATCCACGGACCGGAGGGGATCGGCAAGTCAACACTCGCCAATCAGTTCCCGGCGCCGGTGTTTATTGACACCGAGGGCTCGACGAACTCGATGAAGGATGTCAAGCGGATGGAATGCAGGTCATGGCAAGATATTCTCGATGCCGTAAAATGGCTCAAGACCCAGAAGCACAGTTTCAAAACCGCAGTATTCGATACCGCGGATTGGGCTGAACGCTTCTGTGTGCAGTTCCTTTGTGCCAGAGACAACAAGACCAGTATAGAGGGCTGGGGCTACGGCAAAGGATATACGTTCCTGTCCGAAGAATTCGGGCGGCTTCTCACTTCTTTGGACGCTCTGATTGATTCGGGGATGCACATTATATTTGTCGCTCACACCAGCGTCAAGAAGATGGAACTCCCCGATCAGGAAGGGAGCTTTGATCACTATGAGCTAAAGTGTTCACGGCAAACATCGCCGCTCCTGAAGGAATGGGCTGACGCGCTTCTGTTTGTGAATTACAAAGTCATTGTGACAACCGATGAAGATAAACGCTCCAAGGCTATCGGCGGCCGCAAGCGTATCATTCACACCCAGCACACGGCGGCCTACGATGCCAAGAACCGATGGGAACTGCCCGACCAGATTCCGTTTGCGTTGCCGTTTGACTTTGGTGTATTTGCCAAGGTCTTAGGCGAAAATGCCAGTAAGCCGGTGGTTGAGGCGGGGGCTCCGCCAGTGACCCGCCCGGGCGTGGACAAGATGCTCGCAACCGGACAGGCGACGCGGGTGGCACCGGCTCTCGAACCCGAGCCCGACAAGGCGAAGCCAGCAAAGACAGCACCCGAAGATGTCCCGCCGAACCTGTTGAAGCTCATGGTTGCGGATGGAATATTCGCCGTCGAACTCAAGGCGTATTGTGAAGAGAAATCATTCATACCGAAAGGGGGGAAGCTGACGGAAATTCCGCTGAAAATACTGGGGCAAATGGTCCTGGTATCGAACTGGGTCAAGGTTGTCGAGAAGGTCAGGGCGGCGAGGAAGTAGAAACATCAACGCAAACCCTTAAAAGAAAGGAATCTAAATGCGTGATGTAAAAATTACAGCAGTATTGAACGGGTGGATTGTCAAGGTGGGATGTCAAACGCTGGTCTATAACGACAAGAAAATTCTCCTGCACGACTTAGGCGCGTATATGGCGGATCCAAAA